TATAATTTTACTTTATTCATCGTTAGCCTCTAAGAGATATATACACAACTTGTTTAAAATATTGTGAATTATGTATTCTCTACGACAATAAAATACTCAACATACAAGCCTATAACGTGCTGACGGTAGGCGTCTATACTCATATTATCGGTATTAATGTCGTCTTCAAGCATCCTCTTTCTAAATTGGTGTGGAGATCGAGCACCACTAGAAAACTGTATCTTGATCACTTCGGCGGTCACATCAGAGATGGGCGCTATATTAGTAAACACATCAACCTTTAAGCTTTCCAAGTCTGCAATATCAACTTTCGTGAGTTGTCTAAGGTTCTTCTTTCCTCTAATGCTCAGAAAAGCCTCATTAACTATATCGGAGATATGGGAGTAAGAAGCATGGCTCCAAGAGATTAGATCTGCCAGCCCCGGCTTTGAGCGAGGCTGCTGTACCCTTTTCTTGCGAGGTTCGGTATCATTAGAAAACTTGGGTCTCCCTCCATCAGGTCGTTTGGTGGTTTTCTTGGGCTTCTTAGCTGGACCGCCAGACGGAGCCATAGGTTGCTGCTTAGGAAACTTCCTGTCCATCATTTCTTTAGGGTCTAAACTACTATCCACCCCAACATCTTCCGGGGTAACCACGCCTTGTTGTAAAGCAATCTTCTCAAGGTCATATTCATGCTGAGGATTATGATATGGACCAGCTTTATCAGGATACGAACTATTCTCTCGATCTTGCTTTTCTCTCTTCAGCCTAATCTTTTCAATAGAAGGCTTTTCTTTAAACCTTTCAAGAATAGTTTCCTGACTGATTATGTCTCGGTCAGCCAATTGGATTAATAGATTTTTCTCAGACGCTTCATCAGATAAACTCATTTGGTCAAAATGAATCTGGGCAGGATATCTAAATCCCATAGCTTTACGAACAAGTTCAATCTCATGCTGCCAAAACTTAACCAGCAGGTCTCGTCCATATTGGAGCCGCTCAACCAGCGTCTTTAGCGATATGAAGTTATTTGTAAACCCGCCGCTTTGACCAGCCATACCGGTTAATGTAGGTGGCACACCAAGCCCAGCATATATACTATTAAGAACAGCAGAATACTTCTCAGAGCCTAGGAATTTATATACTTCACTATGAGACTCGGTAAAGCTAAGCTCTGGACCCCAGACAAGTTCCATAGTTCCACCACCGACATTATTTGATAATATTTCTCTTAGTTTATTAATTGCGGCCTTATTGGGAAGTATCTTGTGCTCTAGATCTCCAAGTGTCCACAGTCTGATATTAGATATAGCACCATCAAGAGCAGATAAATCAGCAAGCCTCATTTTCTCAAGCATCATGATATCATCAAGAATGGCATATATCATAGGATTAGACCATTGGTTCCAGTCATCCTTCTTATAATAAAATAACGAAACCCGTTCCGGGTCAAGAGGGATCTGCTTATCACCACGCTGAATACTACGCTTCACTTGGGGTGGCAATGTGTCAAGAACATGTGCTGGAATACTTCCGTCCTTAAAATTATCCAGAAAGGACGTTGTTGATAACATCAAGTTTTTCCTGCCCAAGAACAAAGACAAATTACCGTCTTTTAAATTGACGCTTAAAGGATTGAAGAAATTATACCTCCAAGGTATGACGTTCTTTTCCACGTCAAGAACCTTAACCTTAATGTCATTAGCAATAGATTTCATAAACTTACTAAGTTCGGGAGTTACCTTAGCAAAACTACGGTATATAATTACGTTACCTGTACGATACAAGTTATTAAGAAATCTTTCAGATCTCTCCTTGCCATCAACTTTCTTAAACCATTGCTGATAAAACTTTTCAACGCTCCTATTCTGGTGTACAAGATTGATTCCTTGTTGTCCAAAGTCTCCCATTAAGTCCACTACATTGCGGATAATCCCTACTTTATCATATGCCTCCATGCACATTTTTATGATACGCTTCTGTTTCTGAGGAACTTCCTCATGAGATCGAAACGCATAGTAATCAGGATATCCATATCCAGTCTTAACTGTTACGTTTGGCTCTATATTAGTAAAATCCCGACTATGGGAAGATTTAGAAATACCATGATATGCTTCTATAGATGCGGAAAACTTCTCTATTGCTTCAGCTTTCCCTTTATCATCACCATCAGACCATGTTATCAAATGATCGTTATCATTCATCTTTATCTCACTATTCAAAAACAATTGAAATGTAATTGGACTGTTACTACATTATACACAGTTTAGTACATGTCGTTAATGTTATCAGTAAACCAGTTTGGACCGGAATACAGTTCTCCTTTTTTCTTCTTCTCTTGATATTCATCTCCAGCAAAAGCAAAGCCTCCGTAAAAACCATACTCTTGTGGAGAAGGTGTTCGTTGCAATATTCTTGCAGACATATTTGACATCAGCAAAGCAGAATATCTATCCTTACGCATTTTACTCTTTTTCCCTACACCCACTATAACTTCTGGAGTATCCCATTTATCTCTCCCGCTAGGCGTTTGGCTCATGGTAATCATAGATAGCTCGTCTTTAAGTTCTTCTATATCCATAACACACTCTTCTAAAGTATCAAACATTCTATTCTTCAACATGTCTTCAGAATTGGAAAGACCCAAACTGATAGAATCAAAGAAAGGAAATATCAAAACTTTATCTTCAAAGTCTTTTCTCAAACCATGATTAGCTTCAGCAAGCCAATCATACTTAGCAAACTGGCACATTTCTAAAATATGAAGTCCTCTTTCGTCATCGGTATCCTCTGGCTTATCTTCATTTATTACTGGCCATATAGCTAATTCTCCTTCTTGTATCTTATCTTTATCATGTAGAGATTCCATAACAGCAATTCCACCCCCCTGTGCATCCATAGAAATATGTATACAAGAGAATAGTTTCATAAGATCTCTAATTTTCCTAGCACAGTAGGCATAAAAGTCTGTTTCTTTTGAATAGCCTTTCTTAATCTTTCTTCTATGTTCAGACCTTGTCGTAGTCCAACAATACACTATACGCCTATGGTCTGGACGTACCTCTAACACTACAATACTAAAGTTGTCTATTTCTGAAGCTGGGTCAACACCAAAGATATAACGACTCTTAGGGTCTCCTATCAATCCAGCTTCAAAGTTTATTTCGTTTCCTTGGCTATCATTAATAAGATGGTCTTTAGTCAAAACGCATGATTCGATTAACGATCTCTTGAAAAACCCTTGAGAGTCTCTTGTAAAACAAGTACCAAACTCCATCTGATAAATACCTGTATGTACAGTTGCTTTAGATCTAGCAACTTGAGCCGCATCCATGAAGCCCGGAGGTAGAAGCTCATAAGGTATTCGTATAACTGAATATTGTCGCCAATCAAAATCAGGAGGTGGATCTTCTCCACCAAACACTTCTCTCAGTTTCGTTATACTGCCTTTGCTTTTTATAATAGTCTTCCACTTTTTCCAATATTCTGCAAAGTGATTGAAATCATAATACGCAGTACCAGAAATAATAATTTGATTATCTTGGTTTTCAGAGACGCTTGCAATAAATTCTTCAGTCTCTATTCCTATTCCTAACTCTTTTGCTTTTTTATTGGCGGCCATACGTTTGACATTATCTATGGGATCAGCAGTTACAGCAGCAAAGCCAGCAACAACGGTTTCAAAAATATCTCTTGGAATGGAAGCAAATTCATCACTAATAATATCGTTGGCTCGTTGGCCTCTAATTTTTTGTCCATCACCTAGTGGTAAACATGTGATAGTACTTTCATTAATTCTCAAGACACAACGGTCTACATCTCTTCTGGGACCACTGTTCTCATTACATATATCTCGCAAGATAGGAGCGTTTCTCCAAATAGTTTCCATATATTCAAACAGAATTTTAGACTGCCTAAAAGCTGCCCCAACAATAACAACCTTTCTTCTAGGAAGTATTAATGCTCTTAGAATAGCATACAATGATAGTATAAACGATTTACCAAATCCACGGCTAGCTATAAGGATTGGAAATTTACGATTCCACATTTCATCTATCATCATTGCTTGCGAAGGAAGAAGCTGTACGTTCAATATATATTTACATATAAATGAAAGATATTCTGGTTGTATCATTAACCAAGATAACTTAAGATGATAGTCATCCTCGCGTGGTCGCAAGATATCTGTAGGATTAAATATATTACTAGTGTCTATATCTAACCCAAGCCATGCATCATCAATTATTTTTAGTTGTGTCATTGCTGGTCTGCCATTAAGCTTTTCTTCCTATGGTATACATTTCATTAACCCTTTTTAGGATACTGCTAACTGTCAAAAATGCATTATGCTTATTCTCGCAAAATAACACATGTATATCATCATGTAGCTGAAACTCCATTAGACATTTCAGCAGATACTTACCTGTTATTTTAACTCTAGATTTATTCTTTTCTGGAATTCTAGTATTATTGGGGAAGTCTACTAAATCAGAGAGAGTAAATTCTAGTATGAGAAATTTATGTGGGAACGGCTTCATTCTTTCTATTTCGTTTAGAAAGGTGTGTTTCTTTTGTCCCAAGTTAATGGCCAATTCTTCAATACATCCCTTGCGTTCTATACAACACTTATCCTCCATTCCTTTAATAGCATAATCTCCTGTATCTAATTTTTCCTCAACCATCCCTGCACATGCTCCATACTGACTGAAATAATATCCTTCCTGTTCTCTAGTATCTTTTATTACTAAGAAGTCAGGAGCTTTGTTATAGGTTGCCATGTTTAGAACTCACTATATCTTTAAACAATACTTCGTAATGTGATTCCATCCCATTAATGGAGTCATGACATTTTTGGCAAAGTGTTATTCCATTACTAGCTTCATACCTTAACGATGAGGCTTCTGACCACTTTTTGATATGATGCGCTTGTATTTTGAACTTAGACTTACATCCCGGCATCTGGCACCTACAACGATCTCTCCGATAAATTTTTCTTCGCCAATCTTTATAGGCGGGGTCTTGGTAGTTTCTCCTCATTCGCTAATAGCCTTTAATACACGAATGTCTTTTTTAATACTACGACACAGTAATCTAGTTTCTATAGAATCATCTTGATCAAGGATAATCTTTATTAGTAGATATATCGCTTTAAAGCAGGCATCATCTGGACTTTTGGCCTCTACAAAGATTATAGGAAATTCAGAGTTATACTCTTTGAGCCTAAAGTCCTTAAGCCTACTAATAACTAGTGACAAATCTAAATGTATTTTATACAGTGCCATCTAAGTCGTGTTCCATCATGATATTAACAAGATCCTCTATGCCATACTTTGGCTCCCAGTCAAGCTTATTCTTAGCTTTGGAGCAATCTCCACGAAGATAATCCACCTCGCTAGGTCTATAAAATTTAGGATCTACTACCACAAAGCTGCTCCAATCTTTAATCCCAACATAATTAAAAGCGTAATCTAAAAAATCTCGAATTGTGTAAGTTTTTCCTGTACAAATTACATAGTCATCTGGCTCCTCCTGTTGGAGCATTAACCACATTGCTTCCACATAGTCTCCTGCATATCCCCAGTCTCTGTAGGCCTCTAGGTTTCCCAGTCTAAGCTGAGGGAAGTTCTCGTCTTTACCGCTGCGAACAAACTCCCCAATCCACTTGGTGATCTTTCTTGTAACAAAGTTCTCGCCACGTCTTGGTCCTTCATGGTTAAATAAAATACCAGCACTAGCATGAAGCCCATAAGCTTCTCTAAAAAGCCTTGTGGTATAATGAGCAGCGCATTTAGCTATTGCATAAGGGGACTGTGGTAGAAATCTTGTATCTTCATTTTGGTATTTTGATTTATCAATAGGATCGACATCATAAGAGTCTCCAAACATCTCACTTGAAGAAGCTTGATAAAACTTAGCATCAAGCATATTTAAATCTACTATACTTTGCAGGATATTGATACATCCTTTTCCTGTAATATCCCATGTTAGTCCCGGTTGCTTAAACGAAATTCCCACATGCGATTGCGCTGCTAGATTATAGATTTCATCTACATCATCGTTATCCTGTAAGATGCCTATTACGCTATGAGCATCTGTAATGTCTCCCTGAACCACACTGAAATTACTAGCTCCCTCTAGATGTTTGATCCTCTGCGTATTGTCTACACTGCTCCGTCTAGAAACTCCTATTGCTTCATAGCCCTTTTCTACTAGTAAGTCTGCCAAATGGCTTCCGTCCTGCCCCGTAGCTCCAAAAATAATAGCTTTCATTAGTAACCTTCCTTATCTGGTAATACCGGTGGAGGAAGCTTATGAAACATTATCTCCCCGTTCCTAGTTAAACTTCCTTTACCTTTTCCTTCTCCTGTTTTTTCTTCAGCACCTTTTTCTGACCCTTCTCCTTCTCCCGGCTCGCCTTCGTTAGTGCCTCCCACTCCTTGTCCCCCCATTAACATCTCGATAGCTTCTTGTGTCTTCTCATGCAACTCTCTAGAGTACGACAGCTTATGTGCTCTCGGTTGAGACTTCCCGTCATAGAAAGAAAGCAAATAATCCTGCCAATCATCATGTTCTTCTTCGGTCTCAGAAAGAGGCTTTAGCCATAAATAAATACTACCCTCATCTCCTAGTTTTACATCAGGCTCCTCAACTACAGCCCAATGCAATAGAAACTTATTCGGTATCTTATCTTCTGTAGGCCATCCCATA